GGTTACGTCTGATCCTGCCATTTCGGCCTCCTATAAATGAAGGCGGGGCGTTAACCCCGCCAAATTAAACATTAGCCGTTATTAAAATCTACATTCATGCCAGTGATGCGAATCCAGATTTTGCCTGCTGTGTACGCTGCATTTGTAGCAGCGCCTTGAACTAGATAGATGAACTTTTTAGATAAAGCCGCCATAGTAGCAGCCGAATCAACAGAGTTGTAGTAACCTAAAGTAAGGTCGCCGTTGTTCATCATTTGAGTTCCGCTGGCTACAGCCGCGCCGGACGCCGTTGTTCCCGTAGCTGAGATATCTACGTTGATATCTGGATCACCACCTGTAGGAACCTCCACGCAACCAAACTCTAACAGGATTGGAATACCGTTTACTTCTTTCGTAAGTTCCGCAATGTACGCATTAGCAGAAGTTCCGACACCAATAATACGGTCTCCAGTAGACGAGCCAACAAAGCCGCCTTGAAGGTCAATAAGAATACTTGTTACGATAGTGCCGCCAACCTTATTAACAAAGGTGTTGATAGAAGCGTCTGCAATACCCGAGCCGTGCGCGTTGGGCGTAATGCCAAAGATGGTTGCGCCCGTATCCAAGCTGGCGTTATTCGCACCCACTGCAGTAGCGGTGCCGGAAAAACCGTTTGTATCAACAACATTGTTAATACCAGAGGTTGGAACCGTTTGAATTTCAAACTGCTTTTGAGATATTGTGCCAGTAGTTCCGTTTTTGGTAACTTGCTGAAAGCCGTTTTCAGACCGTACTGGACCCGAAAAAGTTGTATTAGCCATGTTATACTCCTGTCGTGGCTAGTGTCAGACGCATTATGCGCCTGTCAGGGATGACAGAATGATACACAACCTTTTGACAAAAAGAAAGAGGCGATCCGAAGACCGCCTCAGTTGAGCAGGGAGGGAAAATCCTTGCGGTTATTGTAACACAGGTTACGCTCCGGGGGAACCGAAGATACAACGTGGGTCTGAGAACCCAAAGCTGTAACGCTCACGCGCCTTAAAGCGCATGTTACCTGTGTCGAAGTCTGCTTCCATGTTGGTGGAAAGAGCGGTGCGCTCAAAGTGGATCATTCCACGAGGAGCATCAGTCATGATGAAGAACGCATCTGGGTCCGTTAGGAAGTCGTTAACGGCAAAGCCATTAGGCAACATACCCATCGAACGGATTGCGTTCGTATCATTATCCGCAGTGCCAACGCGAAGGTTAGACACCATCAGGCGCTCTGCAACGAACTGCAGTTGACGTGGGATAAGAAGCTTCAAGCCCCGAAGAGCAACCTTCAATCCACGCTCATCAACAAAACCAGCAATGTTGATTAAGGCATCTTCAAGAGATGTCTCATTCAAATCAGCGGCTGTCGAAGGTTCGTTAGCAAATGTGCCACCATTCGTCAGAGGGTGAGACGCATCGCACAAAGCAACCCCGTCACCACCAGCAGTAGCGCCAGCAGTAAATGCATTGTTAAGAACCGCAGCGGCCTTAACTTGCTTGGTGTGTGCCATTGAACGAGCCAACGCACGAGTATACCGCGAACCAAGACGATCATAGAGATTGTCTTCGATTGCTTCCTCTGTTATAGAGAACGCAAGTGCAATAGTTTCGTGGTTGTAACGAGCAGTGTATGACTCGTTAGCATCGTCAAACGATACGTTGGAACCCTCCGCCTTAGTAGGCGCAGCGCCAAATCCACTCAACATAACTTCCTCCTCGAACGCTCTGTCCGAAGATTCTGTTGTGTAAATTTCCGCATGTTGGTTTTCGTAACGGTCGTACTCCATTCCAAACAGGGCGTTTAGTCCGGGTTCTAGCTCTTTCGCTAGTTGTGCGCGAGAAATAGCCATTTTCTAAACTCCTTATACGCCTGTCGTGGAAACAGTGCCAGCCGCAATGGAACCCGTAGGCGCATTGAAGTGGTTGTTGATACGAACGATTAACGGAATACCAGCCGCAGTAAAGTCGCTGTTATCAGGATCGTCCATGACGCCCATAATACGCAACGCCAATGTATTGGTGGCGGCAATAGTATTTAAATCAGCGGTTGCTGAAGAAATACCAGTACTGGTTGTTCCGCTGTTGCCTGTAGCAAACGCAATGTTTGCAAAGACCGCTGCACGAATTTCAGCCTCAGTGTTCGCCCCAGCAACAACGTTAGACGTTGCAACAGTGAACAACTGTGCAGGGTTGTCGTACAAGAACGCCTTTACAGGGAAGTTCGAGTCTGCTCCTGATCCGGGCCAAAAGTTGGAAAAAACCTTTGAACCATCCACGGAAGAAACATACTCACATCCATTAAAGACGCCAGCGATTGCGACATTACCGCCAGCCGCAGCTTGCAGATCGTCAATGACCCCCGCAGCAAGCGGAATAACCGCCATGCCTTGAAAGATCGGGTTACTATTGTCCGAAGCTATCCGATACTCGGTTGTACCAGTGGTATTAGCAGCGGACCCTAGAATGCCATACGGACGTAGCCCGAATGCTCCATTTGAATTTGCCATAATAGCAATCCTCTAAGTTAGTCGGAGTCTCTGCGTGAGCCTCCGAACGATACACGACTTTGCCGATTATTAGATATCGGCATTGAAGGATGTTGTTCCTTCATTAAATCCTGATCGACAGCTACCATCTGTTCGCGGGTCCGGGTCCCGTAATACGCGGATCGTTCGTCGATAGTCTCGGCAGGCATGCGACAAAGCATTAGTCCGCCTTGCCCTATTACTCCTTGATACCTTCCGTCATCAATGACAGGGGCCTCATAGTCTGGATACTCATCAGAACGGACAGGTTCCCATCCTTCGCGCAACTTGGCATGGACATTCATCTTGTCCTCTTCGCCTCGCATTGCGACTCGTATCCAACGATGCACATACCCCGGAGGGGCTTCTGGTGCTTCTAAGTGGCTGGGCGGTGCCCAAGGTTTTCTGCGTGAACTTGTTTCACGTGTCTCGCTTTCACGAGGTTTGCGATTAGCCATAGTTTTAATCCTTCACATACTTAGCGTATTCTTCAAGCGGCACGTTCAAACGTTTCGCCATCGCTATTTGTGACGGTGAGAGCTTAACCGACTTGCGCCCCTGTTTTGTAGTGCTGCGGGATGCGGATGCGCCAGCGGATGCGACCTGTGCTCCTCCCGTTTTGTTCGCCTTTTGAAACTTGTGTGGAAACTCCACACGTATACGGCGATCAACCTCACTATAGTAGTCATCGCTCGTCGGGTCAAACCCTTCTTGCTCTACCATCTTTTGGTGTATTCCAAAAGCTGCGTAAGTCATAACCTCATCCGCGCCAAACCATGTATTGCCCTCGGCCCAAGACTGCGCTTTGAGGTCGGGCTTTGCCAAAGGTTTCTCGGGGGGAGGCGTGGCGGCTGGAGTAAACGTCTCCTCCTTCGCAACTTCTGCTTTGTCAGAACGGTCTTTAGCTATGCGAAGACGTTCTTGCTCAATAGCGATCTTTGACATCGCCTCCTGAGCCTGAACCATCTTATCCGCATCGCCCGTCTCGTGGGCTTCCTTGAACGTTCTCTTAGCCGCGTCCATCTGAGCTTCAACTCTGCCACCGTACTCAGACAAGTATCCTTTGTCCAAGTTTTGCATGCGGTCTTTAAGCTGCTTGTTCTCGTTCATAAGCTCCTGAGCAACGCGAGTAGCCTCTTGGCTTACTCGTTCCTCGTTTCGGTACTTCTCCGTAAGCTTAGAGATACGCTTTTGAACGTTGGAACTATAATTTTCAAGTTCCTCATCGCTCTTTTGTTCCGGTTCTGCAGAAACATCGACTTGTTCTGATTCTCCCTCCGGAGCATCAATCTCTACCTCTATAGATTCGCCTTCTAAAACTGCTTGTTCTTCTGCCATTGTAGCCCCCTAAACGTGCTTGATGTCATCTGGTTCCAGAAGAGTGGCTATCACCTCGTCATCATTAATGATGCGAACTTCACCGCCCTCTATCTTAAACCTCGACCCAGAATATCGACCGATACAAACCCAGTCGCCTTCCTTGCACCACGGATCAACCTGCGTACCAAATTTTGAAGGGTCAGCATACGCCAAAGGTCCAAGTTTTAAAACGTAAGCAACTACTGTTGCCACCGCCTCTCGGTCTCTAACCTCGTCAGGGATGTGTAAACCACCCGTGGTTTTGGAAGCCCCCTGATAAGGCATCACCAAAAGTCGCCAACCCGTGGGTTGCGGTAGCCTATCAAGAAGGGATTTATCTAAAAGGTCCGGGTCTAGCACTCGGTCCTTGGCGTCAACATACGCGCCATCAACAACAGAAGGGTCCGAAGCATCGGCCTTTCCTTTGTTCATTTTTTGCGCGAGATGTTCAGGAAGATATAAGGTCTTCGACATCTTCTGCGTTATTCTCCAGCAGGGTTTTTAGCTCTGACCGCGCATAGGAAAGTCCCCGTATCTCTCCCACCAAAGATTTATAATGCTCCCAGTCTTTGGCAACACCATTCGATAGAGCGTCCGCGAGTTCCTCTTCACGCTCTCGCAGCACTTTATACAAGTACGCAGCTAATGCAACACCGTCCATCAATCTTCCTGATACAAGTTATTGAATATCTTGTTAACGTCCAACGTGTAATCAAGATCAGACTTTGAATAGTGTACTTGCTGAGACGGCCTAAAGTCAGGCGCTCCTTCTCCAACCTCAAACCAAGCAGGGTGAGTGACCCGAACTCTGTTGTTAGGTAACGCCACTATGTTCCCTGTCCACTCCCCAGCATCCAATAGCTGAAGGACATGAGACTGCTTGTGTTGGGCAGGGTCATCCGCAATCTCACTTTCCGTATAGTCTACGGTAAACAAGTATTTAGCTGGATACATCTCACCGTCTATCTTCGCCATCCAAGGGCATGGAGTGGCCCTGTCTATTACATAGACGGCATGATGATGAGAAGAACAATCCCACGGTTGAGCATCATACGTCTGCATAGGGTCCGGCCACTCCTCCAAAGGAATGTCTGCCACCAACGCAGTGATGGGCATCCTTGCCCACATTGCTCCGCCATGTACTGTGTCTTCTTCTTCGTCCTCTGCCTCGCAACCTGTGAAGATAACCTGAAAACTAAGACACCTATTAGGCATCGAAGTTACACCAATCACCATCGCATGCAGAAATTCCCCGTGGTACTGCTCATGGTTATGAGTATACTCACGCCTTACCCATGCCTTAAAATAAGGCACGTTAGAATGTAAATAAGCCATATGTTATTTAGCGCGACCGCCCTTTTTCATTTTAACTTTAGCACGACCACCAACCTTCATACCCTTGGGTTTAGCGCGACCGCCAACTCTCATACCCTTGGGTTTAGCGCGACCACCGACTCTCATGCCTTTGGGTTTAGCGCGACCACCGACCTGCATTCTTACTTTGCCGCCAGCCTTCTTACCTTTTTTCTTCATCGCCATGTCCGGCTCCCTAGATAAAGTATACTTATCAATACACGTTAGTTTCGTCAGTGTCAATTTTCATGGGCAAACAATATGCCACAGCACGATCTGATAAACCAATGCCGTGGGTGCTGTACCGCTCCACAAGAGCCTTCGCCACCCTGTTGCAAACATCCAACTGGTAGAAGTACAAATCTTCTACAGCAAGATTACGTTCGTCCCCATATCCAAGATACAGCATGAGGACGAACACATGCATTAGAACACAACTTCAAAGTGTGGGGCATCAATGAAGGGCCTTCGAGCCTGTGATCTGCGTGTATCTATGTACGAACACATAGCGTGTTCTGCCGTACCATCATAAGCACCCAGATCAGCAATAGTCCACGCAGCGCCCCATCGTAGCTTGATACCTGCAGCCTCTGCGCCTTCCTTCATAGCATCGGCAATCTCATCATACAGGTTGAGTTCCCATCGGCCACCACCATCGCAATAAGCCATCAGATCAACGGCGTTACCGTCAATGTGTTTGGATTTCATGGTTTGCGAGGCCCCTTTTGCAACTAATGCCTTCTGCTCCTCTATCGTTCGTAGGCCGCAGATCACACTGAAGTCCTGCTTCGTAACGCCGATAGCGTACTTCACGACAGTTACCAGATCGTCGTTGACTCCTTCGAGCCTTGACAGGCTTCGTTTTCCTAACTTGTATCCCATGCTTACCTCTTTCCAAGAAATTGTTTAAACCCACGTATGCCAAATGATGCGCTTATGGCAGTTAAAAGTGCGTACATATACCAATCCGGCGCTTGCTGAAGCTGTTCAAAGCCATGATGAACAACACCTTCCATGCCCGGAATAAAGCATAATATCATAGGGATAGACAGAATAATTACAAACCATTCATCCTTCCACGATGAGTCACTATTCTGAGCCATAATGCGTTCCC